GCAGGGAGGGCGAAGGCATAATGTATGATCCTCGTGGTCTATATGTCGATCCTATCTTAACTAACTTCTCGGTTGGTTGGCAGGATCAGACGTTATACTGGAATCGTCTCGCTCCTGAGACTCCTGTTGATACACCTAGCGGTAGGTATCGCGTATTCGATAGGTCGAATCGTTTAATCTATCGTTCGCGCCGTGAGCCTGGTACGTCTGCTAACCGTATTCAGGGTCGTAAGTGGAGTGAAGATGAGTTCGGCACGAAAGAGCATTCTCTCGCTGCTGAGATTTACGATGAAGAGCGTCGTGTCTTACAGTCTCAGGGTGGACTTGCTAATGCTACCTTTGGTGGCGACTTGCAGATTGATCCTGAGCGTGATGCAACCGACGATGTTATGACTTCTCTTACTCTCGAGGCTGAGCTTAAGGTTGCTACTACATACCGTGATGTTACTCAGTATCCTTCTAATCACGTTCTCACGTTAACTGGTGGCGGAACTGGTACACGTTGGGATAACTACGCAGTTGCTACTGCTGGTGATCCTACTACTGCATACTCTGATCCTGTCGCTAACTTCAAGACGGCTTTCCAGCGCATCTACATGGATACTGGTCGTTGGCCTAATACGATTTTCTTCCCGTTCGATGCTGCTGGTGTTGTTGAGAATCATCCTCGTGTTATTCGTCGTTTCCAGAACTTCGCACTTACTGATCCTGAGGCTTGGCAGGCACTCATGGGACTTCCTAATGATGCAACTGCTAACCTTAATATCTTTGTTGTTGACTCGAAGTATAACTCTGCTGATAATATTGATCTTGCCGAGAATATCGTTAGCTTCTGGGGCCAGGACGTTTGGATCGGTTTAGTAGATCAGACTCCGGGTCAGAAGACGTTTACGTTCGCTAAGACGTTCTCTCAGAAGTACAGTGAAGCTGGCGGCGCTGTTCGTCCTACTGAGAACTACCGTGATGAAGATCGTAAGTGTGATATTGTTCGTACTTCGTGGAGCTACGACCTTAAGGTTGTTGCTGGCGTCGGTGGCTTTATCATCAAGACCGCGGTTAACGCCGTTACCTAAAGGTGGTATAAATGGCTACTGCATGGGCACCGATTCACGTTAGGCGCAGGGCTGAAAATGGCGAAGTTGAGAACATTATTATTCAGCCCGGTGATACAGTTAATAAAGGCGATCTTCCAAAGGGAGACTACGATCTTTTTATGCGCGAGCGCATTTTAAGAGATCAGGATTTTCCTGAGGGAGTTGCTAATGGTGAAAGTGTTAGAAGGGCTGTGCTTCGTAAGGCTCGCGAAGATTACGAGTCCGCTACTGCTATCACTTTGCCAGAAGCATATTCAATCCTTGATCCTGCTCCTAATGAGTCAGAGACTACGGATGACGATACTGTCGATGGTGAGAGGCAACAGGAACAGGTTAGTGATTCTGACATTAATAGGCAGTTGTTAGGGAACTAAATGTTCGCAAGCAGAGAGGACATACAGGCTTGGCTAGTTAACCATAAAATTACGGTTGATGATGCCAATTCAGAAAAGCCTAACCTCGAAGCTACGCGTACTGTGCGTGGGCAGCTTATAGGTACGTTTAATGTATCTGTAGTTAATTCGTGGGATAGCCCGGATACTACTCCTGAGATGATTAGGAGTATATCCGGGCAACTCGCGGCTGCGTACCTGTATATCGCCTTATATACAGAAGATGTAACTGACGTTCCCGCATATGGTCAGTGGCTCTATAATCAGGCTATTGCAAGATTAGCTGATATAAAGTCGGGTGTACTGACTGTTGTGGATGATAATGATGTTCCAATTGATCCAGAGGGTGCAAATCTATTTGCTTTCTTCCCAACTGACAACACTCCTATATTTAGTATGACGGACAACTTCGCATAAAATGAACCTAGGTCGTTGTAAACATTGTGGTGAGCCTATGACGACTACTAAAAACGGATTTTTAATATGCAAAAATACAAAGTCTCATCCCGGTAATATGATCTTCGTTCCCGGACGACCGAAATCAGGTCGGCTGAGTTGACTAGAAAGGCTGGTTAAGAATGGCTTTAGCTGTAGTAGTCCCGACGGAAGTTGAAGTTGGAGATACTATTAAGATTACCGCTAGCGGAGCTACTGTTAGCGGTGTTCTTGACATTTCTGCTTCAAACGAAAATGGTAACGGTGGACTTTCTGTTAGCAAGGTTGCTCTTGCTGCTGACGGTAGTGGTAACTTTGATTCAACTGGTAAGTTTGATTTCCAGGCGCAGGAAGAGGGTCACGTCGATATTGCTGTTACAGACGTTACGGCAGCTACTACTATCAACGAGCGCGTTGAAGTATTCCGCCGCGGTTAATGCCTAAAATAGTCGGGACATTCCCAATAGGTACTACTGGCGAAGAGTTCGCAGTAGCCTATTGGGAACCCGACCCTGACAGGATTGCACAGGAGCTACTACAACTCGCTAATAGGATAGATGACTGGACTGAACCATTAACAGAAGCAAAAGAAGCTTTTATCTACTCAACTGAACTTCACTTTGAGACTGAATCAGATCCTTACGGCGAACCTTGGCAGGCTTTAGATACAAAGTATGCAAGGGCAAAAGAAGCTGCAGGGTACCCACCTGATATTCTTGTAAGAAGCGGAGACTTAAAGAAAGCAGCAACAAGTGAAGAAGCTTGGCATATCACCGAGAGTGATATAATTTTCGACTCACAGACTTTGCCTTCATATGGGGCTTTTCATCAAGAAGGTTCACGTGGTTGGCATCTAGCACAAAAGTTTGCAGCAGGAACATTAACTGATGAAGAGACACGCGAGTTTAGCACTACAGGAGTTGGGCCTGGTGGTAATCTACCACAACGTATGTTCATCGGTGCAGATGAAGATACTATCGCAGAAGTTGAAGGTATTTTCATTGCTTGGCTTGATAAGAATGTCACTGAATTTGTTGATGGGCCTATATTCAGGGAAGTTGTTACAGTCACCACAACTAATATTCCAGCCTTCGGCGGCGGATTCATGTTACGCGGCCCTGGCGGTAGGTTCATCGGCCGTAGTGGTTAATATCAAATGCCTATAGTCACACCAACAACTATTACACGGCCAGAAGATTTGGTCGAACATCTTGCTACTCGTATAGCCGATAGCGACCTACCGTTCGGGTATGTTGCTAAGTATGATGAGCAGCTTATTCCAGAGTACCCGGCTGTGCAAGTTTTCTCTGCTCCTTTCTCGAAGGAAGTACATGGTACTCACACATTCCTTATAACTGTCCGTGCAGACCTGTACATAATGCATGGAGATATGACGCAAAACTACGTGACGCGCAGTTTAGCAGATATGCAGCTCGCGACTAGGTTAGTCAATTTCCTAGAGTCGCCAGATTTAAGTCTCGACGGACGGTTAATTGCAGGATGGGTAGAAAATGAAGTACCTGGGGCTATGCCTCCAAGAACGGCTAAGAGTGCTTCTATAGTTAGCACTAAACTAGGTTATCGTGGTACATCGGAAGCGAGGTTCTAACGCTCATGTATACTGTTTCATATGAGCATCCTCACTTCGACGCGGGTAAATTATTCGGCATAGCCGGATTAGGCCAGGTCGAAAACGGTGGTACTCTCGAAGTTGACGAGGATATGGAGCGTAACTTCCTCGCACAGCGCGGGATTACACTAGAGGACGCTTTTGCAGATGATACAAATGTTAAACTGAGTGGTTCTAGTGAACTTGATCCTCAGGAAGTGAAAAACATTCTTTCACTCTTTGCACCTGCACCTGTTGAAGCTACTACAACTGCAACTGAGCCTGCTACTGAACCTACACTTTCAGCGCAGGATTTAGGTTTGGATGGTGACGACGGTGCCTAATGCTGATATTGCCGGTAATGGTGCTCTTTGGATAGGCTTAGAGACGACCTACGGTACGGCAGTTGATCCTACTGCTTCGGGTGTTGGCGTTTGGATGCCTATTATCTCTGAGACGCTTGCTTACAATGAAGCCAAGTATTATTCTCCGCAGATTCGTCAGTCTGCTACTGTAAGCGATGTTAAGCAGGCTTACTACCATGTTGAGGGTGATATTGTCTTTGAGGTAGATGCTAACTATCTGCCTTATCTTCTCTACGCTTCTCGTCATACTGTTACTAAGACGGGAACAGGCCCATACGTCTATGCTGCTGTGCCGACGAATGTTGGCTCTACATACCCAGGCGGTAGTGCTAGGGGAGTTAGTATCCTTGTTGAGCGTAACTCTCAGGGATTCCTCTATAACGGTTGTGTTGTAAGTAACTGGGAATTTACTATTGACACTGGTGTTCTTAGATGTACGGCTAGTATGTTAGGATTAGCGGAGAATGACGCTGCTGGTGCTGCTAGCCCATCTTGGATTGATCCTGAGCTATTCGGTGCAGATGCACATAGCATCTATGTTGATGCTGCTGGAACTGCACCTGCTTTCGGTGGTGGTAGAGATAATACATTCAATGGTTACACCTTCCGTGCTAACCATAATGGTACTCCTCAGAACCGCATAGTCCCTGATCGCTCTGCTACTTATATCTCTTATGGTGAGACAGAAGTCACGTATGAAACTGAGCTTGACTTCGTAGATAAGACCGAGTATGATAATATGAAGCTTAATACGCTCCGTGCTCTTAAGCTTGAATCTCTACGTCCTGGTGGATTAGCTACCACGTTCTTAACTGCCGATGAAGCTGTGCGGATTACCACTTATCGTAGCAACTATGATTCGTATGCTGTCGGCCTTAGTGGTATGGGCGATCTCATTATGGCTAATGTGACGGGTCGTGGTATTGGTATCGCAGGTGGAGTGCCTTACAAGATTGAGTGCAAATCACCTGTCAATATTACTTAGTAGTTAAGTAACAAATAAGGAGAGAGAAATGCCTAAGGTAACAGTTGATCCTGAGAGTTATGATAGATTCGATTTAGCCTCTGCTCCGCCGGATGGGTACGTTATGCTACGACCCCTCCCATACGGCATAAAGCTCGCTCGGCGGAGTAAGGCTACTAAGATGATGATGCGCTCTAAGGGAGGTAATACTCCCAAGCAGGCGCAAGACCAGGATCAAATCTTTGAGTTAGGTACGGAAGATGAATGGGCAGCAGCCCATGACTTCCAATACTGCATTGGAGAGCATAACCTTCAAAACGCAGATGGTACATTAATTGACTTCCAGAGAAACACTCAAATGGCTATTAAGATGCTTGATCCTCGCGTTGGTAGTGAAATTGAGCGTCTGATTGATAAGATCAACAATGAAGAAGGTGATGAGTCTCTTGAGGATTTTCTCAGACGGCAAAACACATCATCTTCGGATTCGGACTCAGAGTAGCTGACGGTTGGGTAAGACGTAATAATAGTGATGGTACTTCATTAAATGAACCGCGTTGGGTAGAACCGTGGGTCGCAGCAGAAGCTAGAGAGTGGATTGATATAGCTATGCTATGCGAGAGGTTACACGTTCTACCCAACGCAGGTGGTTTATTGCAACAAGAGGAAATGCACGTCAAAAGGCTACTTAAGATACTTGAACATATAGACGACTTCAACGAAGAAGAGATGAAAAAGAAGAAATAATGGCTGTTTCAGCTAGAGAAGTCATATTAGTCTTTAGAGGTCAAAACTACCTCTCTAGTGCCATACGCAAAGTTGGCCGAGATGTTGGTTCACTAAGCCGCACGGCTCAGTTAACTCAACAAAGAGGTCAGCTACAGATAAACCAGCAGCGTATGACTTCTGCTAGGAATGCAGCTAGGGTTGAATTACAGAGTATACAGACTGGTGGAACTCGTCGTCTTGCTCTTGAGAAGAGGATAGCTGAGGCAAAAATATCTCAGCTATCTATTACTCAACAACAAGCAAAACTAGAAGATTCTATTAATGCTCGTCAGACACAACAACTTAACGCTCAGGCTAGAGCATCACGTCTAACTAGGCTTGTTGGCGCTGGTCGTCCATTACGAGGATTTAATCTAGCTGAGACTAGAACCATGCAGCAGGCAGCTAATCAGCAGTTAGAAGATTTAACTGCACAGCAGGCTACAGCCATGCGGCAAAGAGAAGTTCTAGTACAGCGTCTAGCTACTCAGACTCTAACAACTGAACAGCTTACCGCAGCAGAAGCTCAGTTAGCCGAAAGAGAGGCACAACTTACTCAAATCATTAACACTCGTTCACGAGCAATTGAGTTAAACAATTTAAAGTTGAAGCAGAATGCACTTTTGATGAGTATGCTTCCCGTAGAAAGAGTACGGGATTACGCAAGAAATATAGAACATGCAGGCCGTGTTCTACAAATGTTTGGCTTAATCGCGACCGCTGCATTTGGATATGCAGCAGAGTCAGCGGCCAAATTTGAAACAGCGGGAACACTAGCTGCTACGCAGATGATTACGCGTACCAATAATAGTGTTGCCCAAATACATAAAACTGGTGCTGCGCTAAATAAGGAACTATTAGATTTCTTAGCATCAGGGAAGTCTGTATTAAGTGCTCAAGAAGCACAGCAGGCTGCTTATGCTATTCCATCGGGTATTCCATCCCTTCGAGGCGATAGCTTAAATAAGGCTAGGCAGACAGTCGCAATTATTAAGGAATTGAATACAGTTATCAAAGCTAACTTCGGTTTAGTGACTTCTGACCAAGCATCAAGCGCCGCTATCATTCTTGTTAATACATTTAATACAGCAGTTAAAGATTTACCTCATGCGTTTGATATAATTCAATCAGCAGTTAACAGAGGTAAAGTTACTCTTGGTGAATTTATTAGTGGCCTTAGTCAAACTGCGCCGGCAGCAAAAGGTGCAGGCTATAATCTATCAAGTATGGCATCTACATTGTCATTCTTGTCGGGAAAATTACCACAATATACCCGAGTTGCGACAGGCTATGCAAGAGCGCTAGAGCTGTTCCAGAATCCCAAGCTGCAACAATTTATGAAGGCTAATGGGGCTGCTATAACAGATGCTAGCGGGAGGCTTTTAGGATACAATAAGATAATTGCACAACT